CCTCAAATCCGGATTTTGCGCCGGCGATGATTACGCAGGGGCTCCACTTAAGAAAACAACGCGGGGAAAAAATCTACACCGGCGCTTACATGATCTCGGCGCCTTCCGAAAAGGGCGCGGACAAGCAGGCCTATATCGCCGAGGTCGTCTGCGGCGAGCTATGGCGCCGGCGGGAGATTTTCGCCAAGCACTTCGCCGGCACGCCGACGCTGCAGCGGACGCATGAACTGATCACCCGCTCCAACGGCTGGGGCCCGTTCATGGCGTACCAGGCGGTCGTGGACATGCGCTACACGGCGCTGCTCGACAGGGCCGACGATCTCGCGAGCTGGGCGGCGGCCGGGCCCGGCACCTTGCGCGGCCTGAATCGATTGCACGGCCGCGACAAGGATGCGGCGCTGTCGCAGGGGCAGGCGCTGACCGAAATGCGCGCGATCTACCGCGTGGTGCAGCAAGAGACCAATGTCGCGATGGATTTTTCCGACGTTCCCAACATCCTGTGCGAGACGGACAAGTATCTGAGGGAGCAGAGCGGCGAGGGCCATCCGCGCACCCGCTATGTCGCGGGCAGGGGTTTTTGATGGCCGCGCCGCTCCCGACACACCCGACGCTGCCCGATTACGCCGACGTGGTGCGGATCTACCAGGGCTCGGATGGTGAAGCCACCAAGGCGCTGTATCGCGAGCTGGAACAGCTGGGCCGGATCGGCGCCATCGCGGTCAATCTGTTTCGCGCCACCAAGTGCTCGGAGCGCGCCAAGATGTACCGCCGTGGACGCGGCTACAAGACCGCGGCCTATGAGCGCAAGGACTGGAGCATCCGCAACCTGGCGACGGCGCTGCATGTGCAGCACGCGCAGGTGTTTTTCGATCTGAAATGGGGCTGGGCCGTCGACGATGGCTTGCGCGAGCGCGGCGATCCGCACCATCACATCCTCTATCTCGAGCTGCCGACCGGGCAGGTCAGCTTTCACACCGGCGCGCGGGGTGAAGGCCCGGACTACGCAAGAGAGTGGGACGGCGTGCGCGGCGCTGCGGCGGAGCGGGTCTGCCACTGGGTTGCAAGCCTGAGGCATCAGGAGGTCGCGCATGCCGACGCCTGACGCCCTGGCCATCGATCAGGCCGCGGTCGACGCGCGCAAGCCTACGGCACGCCCGCTGGTCGAGCCTGCGGAAGCCATCGCGATCGCGCTGTCCCTGGTGCGCTGGACTCCGGGCCGGCTGCACGCTCCGGATGATCGCGTCGTCAGCTTTGTCCTGAAAGCCATTAACGACGCCGGCTGGAAGTTCGAGCCGCGCTGAGATGTCCCGTGTTGCGTTTGTTGCGCCCCTTAAAACTCAAAACCCTTCGGAGAAGCGCTGTGGATGCGCATGCCCAGACCTCTGCCGCCGCCCGCGAAGCGCCTTCAACCCGCTTTGCCAAGGATCAGCTGCGCTCGATCATCGAGCGGATCGAGCGGCTGGAGGAAGAGAAGAAATCCATCGCCGATGACATCCGCGACGTCTACGCGGAAGCCAAGGGCAACGGTTTTGACGTAAAGGCGCTGCGCAGCATCGTGCGGCTGCGCAAGCAGGATGCCGGCCAGCGCGCCGAACAGGAAACCATCCTGGAGACCTACATGCAGGCGCTGGGGATGCTGTGATGGGCGCGGGTCGCAAAATCACAGTTGAAATCGAGATCGGGAAACTCGTTCCCGTGACATCGAACGATGGCGGCTATTTGGGGCGATGCTGCTTGCTGTGTGGCGTCTCGGGCTGGGACGGCGGCAGCTCCATCGGATTCCGCGCCGATACGCCAGAGACGGTCAACGGCAAGCGCCTGATTGGCATGCGACACGCAAAATCCTGCCAGCTCAATGAATTTATTGACGGGAACACTGGCCGCATCTTCGAGGAAGCAATCGGGAGGAAACAATGACGACAACGAGCGAGCCTACACAAGCCGACTTCGTCAACGCGTGCCAGCTCGCTGCCGACCGGTTGTGGATGCACCGCAGGAAGCTGCGCCGCGCCGCGGTCAAGATCGGCTTTTGGCCGACCGGCATGGTGATCTCCGCCAACATCACCGCGCGGAACGATGACGAAATGGCAGCGGCCCTGCCGCCGCAGGTAATCCCGTGGGATCAGGTCGCGACGATATCCATCGAGGGGATCCTCGCTATCGTCGATCTGGTCTGTGACCCGCTCTATCCGGCGCTCGGCATATCGCGCGAGGAAAAAGCGCCGGTTGCGATGATCGCGCTTGGCCGCAAACCGGAGCAGGAAATCTGGATCGAAGGCCTGCCGGCCGAAGACATCGGCATCCCCACGGTCGCACTGTCCGGCTACCTCGAAGGCTTGGGATACATCACGCCGGACCGCGCCGATGCAATCGCCGACGGGCTGCAACGCGCGGCGCGGCGGGCACGCGGCGAGGCTGCGGCATGAACCTGACCGACCGAACGCTCCACGTGGATGTCGGTGATGGCGCCTTCATGACGTTGCCGCGCCCGGATTGGCTCTGGCCGCTCATCCATACCCGACCCGAGCCTGATCGCGGCACGCACTGCGACGACCGGATGCTCGCGGCCGGCGTGCTGCAAAGCTATCTCTATCTCGTTCAGAGTTGCACCAAGGAAGAGGCATGGCGACGCATCAAGTTGATGCGCGCCGCTTTGGATGCAAACAGCAACGCGTGGGTGTCATGAACGCCGCGCCTCCCATCGACGGCGCAACCGACGACGACGCGCTGCTGCGTGCCGCCGCCGCGCTGGCGTGGCGCGACGATCATGCCGCGGTGTCGCTGCCGACCGTGCTGACGCGGCCGCCGCTGGAGGGCGCGGTCGGGATGCTGGATTATTCCGAGCCTGAGGATCCGAACTCGGCGGCGTGGCCGCGCTGGAACATCACCGGCTCGTCGCACGCCATCATCATGGCGAAAAAACTGTTCGGCACCGATTCCATGGCCAGCGACGGCGGCGGCAAGTCGATCTCGTTCCCGGCCACGCTGGGCTCGTTCGACGAGCTCCTGATGGAGGCGGAAGCGATCCGCCAGACCCGGCGCGCCACCGCGCTGGCAAAGCTGCCGGCGGTGATCGCGTTTTTGCGCGGCTTGATGGAGGCCGAGGAGCCGACGCTGTGCTTCCTGCACCATCACGCCGTCACCGACGGCATCCTCGAGGCCTTGGAAGAATTTCGTCCGGTCTGCATCACCGGCCGGCAGGACAAGTCGCAAAAGGACGAGGCGGTCACCGCGTTTTCGCGCGGCGATACCAATCTCTGCCTGATCTCGCTGCGCACCGCGACCGGGATCGACGGCCTGCAAGCGCGCGCCCGCGTCGTGGTGTTCGCCGAGCTCGACTGGTCGCCGGCGGTGCACCGCCAGGCGGAAGACCGCGCCCATCGCATGGGGCAGCGCGACAGCGTGCTGGCGTATTACTTGGTCACAGACCTCGGCACCGATCCGTTCGTGATGATGACGCTGAACCTGAAGGCCAGCCAGTTCACCGGGCTGATGCAGGACCGCGGCGAGAGCGATGACGACCGCCGCGATGCCAAGGATGCTGCCAAACAGCACATGGAAGGCGTGCTTTCGATGCTGCGGGGCCGGAAATGAGCGCAGGCTTTTCCACAGTCGCATCGTGCCATGCCGGCGTCCCGTCGTCGCCTCGCGAGCGTGATTTTGCGCTGCGTTGTCCCCGTTATGCGAGTTATCCACAGGGCTTCGCCCTCTGGGCTACGCCCTGCAAGCAGGTGGTCTCTTGAGCGGTCCGCGCCTCTCCATCATCCCGGCCGGAGCGGTCACCGACCGCTCGCTGGAGCCGCGCGACCTGCAGGTGCTGTGTCTGCTGGGCCGTCATACCGACAAGGCCGGCTGGTGCGTCCGCAGCCAGGTCAAGATGGCCGGCGAACTGGACTGCTCTCGCTCGTCGGTGCAGCGCTCGCTCGACCGGCTCTATGAGGCCGGCTGGGTTGAGAAAAAGCGCCGCGACATTGCCATGGGCGCGTCCGATGCAGGGCAGCCGTCGGCTTCCTATGCGTATCGCGTAGTGCTCGACCGGGATGATTTTGCCTTCGAAACCGCCATCCGTGGCGCCGAAGAGGAGACCGACGAGAGCTATGCAGAAACTGCATCTGAGGAGGGGGGGTGCCCACCTGTGGGCACCCCCTCCGGCACCAATTCCGGCACCAATTCCGACGCGCCGGCAGGGCCGGAAAAGGCGGCCGAGGGTGCCCACACAGACGGGCACCCGGGTGCCCAGCCATACGTGGGCACGGGTGCCCAGCCATACGTGGGCACCAAGAACGTCCCCTTAGAACGATCCCACCTTGAACGTGAGAGAGATGCGCGCGCGCGGGATCGAAGAGCGAGATTTCTGGTTTCGTTCGAGGCGAGGTGGCCGACGGCGGCTGCCGACGACCGCCAGCGCACGGCTTACGCGGCAGGCGCCTTGAGCGAAGCGGAAGAGCAAGCGGCACTCGCGGGCATCGGACCGTTCCTCGAAAATCTCAAGCGGCTCAAGCGCAGCAATGTTCCGGCCGGCTGGAACTATCTCGAACAACGACGCTGGACGCTGCTGGAAGCGCAGAAAGCGGCCGGCGTTGCGGTCGCGGCGGTGTTCGCGCGCGACACGGTCGAAGCCAAAGCGCTGGCGGTGCTGCACGAGATCGCGGGCGCCGGCGATGGATTCCGGAAAATCTATCGCTCCCCCGATGGTTCGATCAGTTACCGCCTGCCGATGACGCCGCAACTGATGGCGCTTGCGCAAGCGGCGCCGCAAACCGAATGGGTTGCGCTGAACCGCAACCAGGCCGGCGCCTGGGAAGGCCTGCTTCGCGACGCGGTCACGATCGTGATCCGAAAGCACCTCAAGGAAGGCGAGCGCGCGCCATGGCCATGGCCGCCATCGGCCGAGGGCAAGGTCTACAGCTCGGCGACCGGCCCGCCGGACACGCTGATGAGCGAACAGGACGAGGCGGATTTTGCCAACGAGGGAACGCGATGAAAGCAAACCTGAAAAAGGGCCAAGTGGTCGACTATGTCGATGCTCCGAAACAAAGGCCGCCGCGGTCAGCGGACGCATTGCGCATCTGGCATCTGGTGAACGTCAGCGACGGGCTGGATCAAGATGGCGTGGATTTTCTTGACCGGCTGCGGATTAAATTATACCAGCCGTTGATGCGCATCATGAAGCCGGTGCCGCGCGACCGGCTGTCACATTCGCAGCGCAAGTCGGCGCTCAGGCCGATGCGGGAAAAGATCGAACCGTTCTTTCCAGGCTACGCCTTTGCCGACTATTCCGAAGCCGGCGACCGGTGGCGTGAAATCTTCAAGATGAAACATATCCGCGGCCTGTCCTGCAACAACAACCAGCCGGTGCAGGTGCCGTGGAAGATGATCGCCGAAATTCAGGGCCTCGAGGTGGACGGTGCGATCCCGGGCGTGACAAAACTGTTCGAGATGCCGTTCATGCTCGGCGAACGGGTGCGCGTCGCCAAAGGCGCGTTCGCGTCGTTTCCCGGCACCATCGAGCAGTTACCCACATTCAATGCGGAAGCGATGGGCAATCTGTCGCTGGAAGAGCTTGACGACTCAGTACGCGTGCATCTATTGGTCGACATCTTCGGACGTTCGACGCCAGTGGCATTGTCGATTTCGGATATCGAAAAGTTCTAGCAGCCATCGTCGAGCCATCCCGCAGCCATCCCATAACCAGCCGGGCTGCCGCCGCATTGGAATAGAATTTTTGAAGCGCCGTTCGCAGCAATGCGGGCGGCGTTTTCGTTTGCATAGGGTGCGCGGTAGCGCTCGCGCTATCGAAGCCCTCGTTGGGCGTTTCCTCCCTAAGACTTCGGGGCCGTTCGTTGGTGCCCTCCCGCGAACGGCCCCGCTTTAGGATTTTCAAAAATGTGCCGATGCGCCGAACGCAAGGATGCCCTGCAGCGCGCCGCCTCCGCGTTCGGGCGCGGCGAGCGAAGTTCGGCTGCGCAAGACGTGCGCTTCGTCGCGCGCAGTCTGGTCGAGGATGCGGAATTCGCGGCGCGGGCGCGGCTGTCGCTGCTGCGCGCCACGCTGGGGCGCGGGATCCGGCGATGATGTTTGGCCGCTCGCTCAACATCGAGCAGATCGAGCGGCTGGTCGACCTGCGCCGCGCGCTGCCGAAGGTGGCGATGCGGGCGCTCAACCGCACCGGCGCCAAGGCGGGCACGCAGGTGGTGCGGGCGCTGACGGATCAGACCGGGCTCGCGCGCAAGACCATCAAGCGCGCGGTGAAGTCGTATCGCGCCAGCGAGCGCAATCTTTCGTTTGCCTTGAAGACGCGCGGCGGCAACATCAACCTGCGCTTCTTCAAGGCGCGCGAGACGCGGGCCGGCGTCAGCGCCGCGCCGCTCGGCAAGCGGACCGTGGTGCCGCACAGCTTCATGAAGGCCGGGCGGTTTCCCAAGCGCGTGCGCTTCGACAGCCGCGGCAAGGGCAAGGGCATGCACGGCAACGTGTTCGTGCGCCGGGGCAAAGGCCGGTTGCCGATCGAGGGCGGCCGTTCCGGCGTCTACATCCCGACCGAGATGCTGCAGGGCCGCACGCTCGCCGCGTTCGACACGATGGTGGCGACCGACCTGCCGGTCCAGGTCGAGCGCGCCATCAACGACGCCCTTCGCGGCCACTGATTGTTGTTGTGCAGCCACACCCCCCCCCTTTAGGGACCGTGTTTTTTGATCGTCACCTATACGGGCATAAATGCTCGCGGCATTTTCCTAGTTGATCGGCTGGAAAGCGGTACACGCAAACACGTGTTCCTACACGTGAGTTTTGCACGGATCGGCACGTGAATGGATGACGGCGAGTGGATATCGATCACGGATGCGGCGGAGCGGTTGGGTAAGGCCGGAGATTTTGTCGATCGGTCGACGCTGTCGCGCTATCTCAAGCAGCACTCCGAGGCGTTGCCGTTGCGTCGCGAAGGCAAGTCGAACCTGGTTGAATTCGGCGCGCTGGCCGCACATCGCGCCGAAAACGTGCGGCTCCGCAAGCCGGCCCCGTTAACGACGCCGCCTAGCACGGCAATCGGTGCTGAGAGCCGGTTCAAGGGCTCGCAATCCGACGGGGCGGCGCGTAAGGCGCAGGCCGATGCCGAGATGCGGGAGATGGACCTCGCCGAGCGGCGTGGCGAACTGACGCTCGTCGTCGAGGTTGACCAGAGCGCGCGCGACGCGATTGCGCTGATGCTGAGCGCGTTCGATCGGGCCATCGACACCGAGGCTGCATCGGCTTCGGTGAAGTACGGCTGGGATGAGCGCATCGCGCGTCTGGTGCTCAAAGGCTTTGCGCGCAAGGGGACCGATATCTTTCATCAGGAGATGCTGAAGCAGCTCGATGCGATCGACCGTGCCGACATGGCCGCGGGGCATGGTGATGACGATGCTGTCGAAGCGGCGCTGCAGTGAGCTTCCATGATCCTCGCCTGCGGTTTCCGTTACTGCCGTCCGGCGCCAAACTTCTGTTCAGCGGTCTCGCCGCGGCGACACGGCCGACCGAGGATCTAACGATCAGCGAATGGTCGGACCGCTACCGCATGGTGTCGGCGGAATCCGGCTCCCCCTGGCCGGGACCATTTCGCACCGACCGCTTCCCGCCGCTGCGCGAGCCGCAGGATTGCCTGCATCCGGATCACCCGGCGCGTCGGGTGACGGCGCGATGGGCCGCGCAGCTCGGCAAGTCGACCGCTATCGAAAACTGGTTCGGCTTCATCGTCGATCGCTCGCCCGGCACCATGATGATCGTGCTGCCGACGCTGGAGGAGGCAACGAAGTTCAACCGGGTCAAACTTGACCCGACGATCGACGCCTCGACTGCTTGGAAACATAAGGTAGCGCCGGTCAACAGTCGTGATGAAAAGGCCTCGACCACTGCCTACAAGCGGTACGCTGGCGGTTTCTGTGTCATCGTCAATGCGGGCTCTTCCAAGGGCCTGCAGATGGTCTCGATCAAGAACCTCGCGATGGACGAGGTCACCGGCTATCCGCGTGACGTCGATGGTCGGGGCAGCCCGCGCGATCAGGCACGCGCGCGGCAGAAGGCTTACGGTGATCTAGCCAAGGAATGGCAAGGCTCCACGCCGGGGCTTGCTGGCGAATGTGCGATCACCGCGGATTTTGAGAACGGCGATCAGCGCCACCTCTACGTGCCGTGTCCACATTGTCGCGGCTACCAGCTGCTGCTCTTCGAGCAGCTACGGTCAGCCGACGAAAAGTTGCCGGCGCATATGCGCTGCCTGTCATGCGATGGCGTCATTCTCGACGGCCACAAGCATGAGATGTTGGCCGACAGCATATGGATTGCCCGGCGTGTCAGGGACGACGCAGAGCCGGTGCCGGACGTTATCAAGCCGGTCGATCTGGATCGCTGGCGTTGTTCTCCATGTGAAGGCCGCTGCAGCGAATGGCAGCCAAGCTATCATCTGTGGGCGGCTTACGCGCCGCGCGAGCGGTTCGGCGATATCTGGCAGCGCTGGGAGGATGCGCAAGGCGACACCACCAAGCTGCGGGTGTTCTTCCAGCAGGATTTAGCTGAGCCCTATGATGCCGGCGGCGTAGCGATCGAATGGGAGAAGGTCACCGAGGCGGTTCGCGCGCAGCCCTATCCGCGCGGCAAGGTTCCGTCCGAAGCGGGGTTGATCGTTTCGGCCGCGGACGTCCAGGGTTACGCCATCAAGTGGGTGGTTTATGCGATTGGGCCTCGTGGCCAGCGCTGGCTCATTGACCGCGAAGTGTTCGAGGGTGCCCCGGATCAGGTCGATGATCCCTGGATCGCGTTGGCGGATGCGCTCGGCCGCAAGTACGAGACGGCGGGCGGAGGCCAGGTAGGCATCGATCTGAGTGGCGTCGATTCCGGCTTTGCGACGGATCGGGTCTATCGCTTCTGCGCCAAACGGCCGAACGTCTACGCGCTCGATGGGCGGCACTCACCAGGTCTGCCGTGGCTCGGCACGCCGGTGAAGAAAGATATCAGGGATCAGCGCAAGCGCATCATCGCCAAGGTGCTGCTGTACCCCGTTGGGAACTACGACGTCAAAACAGAAGTCGTTGCCGGTCTCGCCAACATGCTCGAGGGACCGGACAAAGCCGGACGCTGGCCACGCAACACGCTGCATTTGACGCCTGATCTCTGCGACGAAGAATTCGCAAAGGAGATCACCGCCGAGCGTCTGGTCGATCCCGATGAGGAGGCGCGCGCGACGATCAGCCGGCGCGCCCGCCGGCTGATCCGGCCAAATGCCCCGCGCGAATGGAAGCGCATCGTCGGCCGGCCGAACGACTGGTTCGACGCGACGGTCTACGCATATGCATTGGGCTGGCATCTCGAACATAAACGCCGCCTCAACGAGGCGCGCTGGGCGGACCTGCTGATGACCGTGCACGGTCAGGACAACGAGCCTGATCTTTTCGAAGCGGCGGCAAGCCCGTTCGAACGGAAGTCGCCGATCCCTGCCGCCGAGCGCGAACAGCGCAAGGCCGCACGTCGCGACAAATGGAAAAAGCGCAAGTGACACTGCTGGATCGTATGATGGGACGTTCTGCCAAGCCGGCCGCGGATTTGCGGCCGCCGAAGGCACGGGCCGGCTATCTGCGCGATACAAAGTCACGCGTGATGTCGATGCGGTCGTCGGCGTTGCGCGAACATCGCGATGACGTCCGGATTGCATGGCGCCGCGCGGCAGGCTTGGCCATGGACCTGATCCAGAACTCGGGGAGGCTCCGCGGTGCGGCCGACCAGGTGATTGCCGACACGGTCGGTGTCGAACTGGTATTGAACCCGCAGCCGGATCTCGCGGGCCTCGGCTATAGCGCCGACGAAGCCGCCGCGTTGGTGCGCACCATCAAACAGCGATGGAAGCGATACGCCTGGTCGCCGCGGGAATGCGACTTGCGCGGCAAGTTCAACCTGCCGCAGATGGTCGATATCGCGTTGCGATGGGACATGGTCTACGGCGAAGCGCTCGGCGTGATGAGCTACATGAGCCCGGCGCAGCGCCGGCAGTACGGCATCACGTCAGGCACCAAGATGTGCATGGTGACGCCGACCAGGCTTGTACAGGACACCAACGAGATCGAGGGCCTGTTTCAGGGCGTGATCCACGATCCCAACGGCCGCCCCGTAGCCTACCGGATCGAGGAGAAAGAAACCGGGATCAGGGTCAAGCGCGACTACAAGGCTTACGACCGCGCCGGCCGCCAGCTCGTGACCCACGTATTCGATCCGCTTGACGCCGGCGATGTCCGCGGCATCAGCCGGATTGCTTCCGCGTTTCGCCAGCACATCCAGCATGAGATTCTGGTCGACACCACGATCCAGACCGCGATTTTGCAGACGGTGTTTGCCGCGGTGCTTACCAGCAAGACGCCCTCAAAGGAGGCTTTCGAGGCGATCGAGGCGATGAGCTCGGATGACCCGTTGCCGGCCGGCAAGTCATCCTACGGCGACGAGTATCGCGACTATTTTCTCGCCGCGCTCGATCGTGCGGCGGAAGGCGAGATTGCGATCAGCGATGCGCCGCAGGTGTCGCACCTGGCGCCGGATGAGGATCTGAAACTGCTCACGACCAAGACGCCGGGACCACAGTTTCTGCCGGTCAGCCGTGAGCTGTCGCGCGATATGGCGCGAGCGATCGGAATCACCTTCGGCGGGCTGACGATGAACCATGAGAATGCGACCTATTCGTCGACCCGCATGGAGAATTCCTCGATCTGGCCGGTCGTCACGCGCCGCCGCGAGCGCATCGCGGCGCCGCCGTGTCAGGCGGTGTACGAGAATTGGCTCGACGAGGAAGTCGGCGAGGGCCGGATTGCGATCAAGGGAGGCTATGACGCCTTTGACGCGAACCGCGAGCGGTTGACGTGGGCGCTGTGGCAGGGGCCGGCGAAGCCGAGCGCCGACGATTTCAAGAGCGCGAAAGGATCGAGCGAGCGGCTTTACAACGGGACCACGACGCTGGCGGACGAGTGCGCGGAAAACGGCAAGGATCCGGATGAGGTGTTCGAGACGCGGGTGCGCGAGCACAAACGCTATACGGACGCCGGGCTGCCCTCGCCGTTCGTGCGCAATCCGAACGCCAAGCCGGATGATGCTGCTGCTGTCGCCGAAGAGCCGCCGCCGCGGAATCGAACGCAGCGCGAGGATGCCTGATGCCGACGATGATCGAGATCGACGGCATCGTCATCGACATGGACGATCCATGCGCGGTCGTCGGTGCCTTGCGCGCGGCCGAGTTGAAGATAACGATCAGCGGCGGCGTGGTGATGACCCGCTTCAGTGAGCACAATGAGGTCCGATGGGGACGGGCACATCTCGATGCATTGGCTGATCTGATCGCGGGGTATGAGCGGCTGTGCGAACGGAAATCCGGGCGGCGGTCTCGTTTCGCCAAGCGCATGCGTTTCGTCGGGGAAAGGTGCTAGGGATGTCGCTTGCCCACAGCCGACTGTGCAGCATGCTGTTCGAACAACCGCTGTTGTACCATCCGCGCAAGGCGGAGACGGTGGTTCGCATGCTCGGGCCGCGCCTGACCGGCCACTCCATCACCGTCTTGAACGGCGAGGGCGGTGCCGACCATTTGGCCTTTGCCGGCGGTCGCGCCTCGGCCGGCGTGATCGGCGACCGCATGGGCCGGGCCTACGATAGCGCCGGTGTTGCACCTTTCGATATCGTCGAGGGGGTCGCGATCGTCGCCGTTGAGGGTACGCTCGTGCAGAAGGGCGCGTGGATCGGAAGTGAATCCGGCGAGACGTCGTATCAGGGTCTGCAGACGCAAATCGCCCGCGCACATCGTCCCGATATCAAGGGCGCGGTCGTCGAGGTCGACTCCTTCGGCGGTCTGGTCAACGGCGCGTTCGAGACCGCGGCGGCGCTGAACAGTCTCTCGAAGGCCAAGCCGACCATCGCTATTCTTACGGATTTTGCCTATTCCGCGGCCTATCTGATCGCGAGCCAGGCGCGGCAAATCGTCATGCCGGAATTCGGAGGCGCCGCGAACATTGGTGTGGTGATGTTGCACGCAGATTATAGCGGCAGCCTTCAGCAGGAAGGCATCAAGGTAACCATCATCAAGTCCGGTGCTCACAAGACGGATGGAAATCCCTACGAGGCGCTGCCGGAAGAATTGCTCGCACGCTGGCAGGTGCAAGTGGATACGATCCGTGACCGTTTTTGCGGCGTGGTTGGGCAGGGGCGCGGCAAGCGCATGACCAAGGCCCGTGCGCTGAAGACCGAGGCGCAGGATTTTGGAGCTGCCGAGGCCCTCGAGCTCGGCCTGGTCGACGCTGTCGGCGACGGGCAGGAGGCGTTCAGCGCCTTCATCAAGGAAGTCAACCGGAGATCCTGACGATGTCCAGAAGCCTATTGGCCGCGGTCCACAACGCGGTCCACGACGTCCTCGATGAGGGCGAAACCGGCGCCGCGGCGCTCAACGCAAACCAGACTGGAGGCAAGATGTCGACAGATACTCAGCCCGGCGGCGGCATTCCTGCCGGCATTTCGCAGGCCACCCATGACGCGGCGGTTACCTCCGCGCGCACCGAGGGAAAGGCCGACGGCGAGAAGGCGGCAACCGAACGGTTCAACGCCGCGCTTGGGGCCGACGGCGTCAAGGGCGATGCCGGACGCATGGCGGCCGCGCTCGACCTCGCCGTAAAGTCGCCGGCAATGGCCGGTGCCGACGTGGCCGCGTTCGTTGTTGCCAACGTTGCCGCGGCCGCCGCCGCGGCACCATCCAAGAGCGGCGCCGAAAAATATTCGGCGGAGCGATCGTCTGCAGCCGGTCTGGCTCAGCCGCAGCCGGGCTCCGACAAGGGCGACAAGTCCGCGCTGGCGTCCGCCGTCGCGACCACCAACAAGCGCCGGTAAGGAGGCCGCAACATGACCGTTTTGATTGAAGACCTCGCCCGCACGGCGGGCTACATCGTCTCCGAGGCGAGCGGCTACCGCTCGCGCGAGCAGATCATGATCGCCGGCGGTTCCGGCATTCTGAAGCCCGGCGCTGTGCTCGCCAAGCTGTTGGCAAACAGGGGCGCAGTGACCGTCGGCGCGGCCGTGTTCGCCGGCACCGGCGACGGCGCCTTCACCCCGGCCAACCCCGCCTATGGCGCTGGCGTGCAGGAGGGGGACTACAAGTTCCAGCTGGTTGATGAGGGCGCCAACGCCGGTGACTTCGCAGTGGTTCGTCCGGACGGCACGATCGATGGCTTCGCCTCTGTCGGTGTGGCCTATGTCGGCCAGGTAAGGGCGACCATCGCCGACGGCGCGGCGGACTTTGCCTCCCCGGCGGTCTTTACCGTGCCGGTGACGATCGCCGAACTGGCCGACGTCGGAAAATACGTGCCGCTCAACCCGGCGGGCGCCAATGGAAGCGAGATCGCGAGGGCGATCTTGTACGAAGGCTGCGACGCGACCGATCCCGCGGTCGACGTTCGCCGCACCATCACTGCTCGTGACACGGAGGTGGTGGCGGCCGAGTTGCGCTACGCCGACGGCGTGACGGGCGATCAGAAAACCGCTGCGCTGGCCTCCCTGGCCACGTTTGGCATCATCGGCCGCTAAGGAGGGCGCAAGCAATGGCACTCGTCACCGATATCTTCACCCAGAACGCATGGACCGCGATCGAATTCCACGAGGAAGTCGTGGAGAAGGTCGACTTCAAGCCGCAGCTTCTGGGCTCGCTCAACCTGTTTGAGCCGATCTATTCGCGCTCGCGCACCATCGCGATCGCGAGCAAGGAAGGCACCCTGTCGCTGATCCCGACATCCGAGATGGGCGCCCCGCCGGAAGAGTTGATTCCGAAGGGCTCCAAGCTGCGCAAGTTCGATGCCGTCCGTCTCGCCAAGGGCTCAACGATCTATGCGATCGAGATGGCCGGCGTGCTGGCGCTGCCATTCGATCAGCAAACCAAGGACATTGCGCAGGAGGTTACGGACCGCACCGGTCAGATCCTCGATGATATGGAATTGACCTGGGAGTTTCACCGCTTCGGCGCGATCCTGGGCAAGGTGTTCGACGCTGACGGCGTCACGGTGCTGTACGACTGGTTCGTTGAGTGGGGCATCGCCGAACCTGCCGAGATCAACTTCAATCTCAATGACCCCGCGACCGACGTTCGCAAGAAATGTCGCGACGTGAAGCGAACCATGAAGAGGAAGGCGAAGGGCGTCTGGTCTCCCAGCACCCGCGTCGGCGCTCTGGTCGGTGACGAGTTCTTCGATATGCTGGTGAACCACAAGCAGATCAAGGAAACCAAACTCGGTACCGAGAAGGCACCGTTGCTTGAGGACATTGAAGGCTTTTCTTCGATCGAGATCGAAGGCATCACCTTCATCAACTATCAGGGCACCGACGACGAAACCACGATCGCAATCGGCAGTCAGAAGGCGCGTTTCTTCCCGATCGGCGCGCGCGGTGCCTTCAAGGTCGGCTGGGCGCCGGCCAGCGAGTTCAAGCCCTACGTCAACCGGCGTGGGCAGGAATATGTCGGGTTGGTCCTTGAAGACAAGTCCGGTCGCGACGAATGGGATCGTGTCGAGCTCTACAGCTACCCGCTGTTCGCTTGCACCCGCCCGGAGATGCTGCTGCGCGGCAAGCAGCAGTAAGGTAGTTTTCGTTTTTGGTACAGAGCCTGCGCCAATTGGCGCAGGCTCTCGACAATCATGGAGAGCGAGTTGAATGCCGACGCCGTTTGAGAGCGCTGCAAAAAATGCGTCAGCTGCAATCGATGCGGTCTTTGGCGAGACCTTTACCTTCATCGGTATGAAGGCGGGCGTCGATCGCGGATCGCCGAAGGTGCTGGATGCGGCGCGGCCGAAGTTCGATGTCATTGGTGGCTATGTCGATCCGGCGAAGACGGCATTTCCGACCGCACGCGGCACGGCGAATAATTACACGCAGCGCCACGTCGTCACCGAGCCGTTCGTTTCGGTCGACAATACCGGGATGCAATGGCCCGCCGTCAGCGGCGACCGCGTCACCCGCATCAAGACCGGCGTGCAATACGAGATCGCGCGGCCGATGCCGGATGGTGTGGCGCGCACGCTGTATTTCCTGACCGGAAAGACCGCCTGAAATGCTGGCCCGCACCGCGCTGCGCCTGATCACGGTCGCCGCCCTGGCCGGCCGGACCATCGCGGCCGGCCGGGTCGACGACAGCCGGCTCTCGGACCTCGCCCCGGAAAGCGTGCCCGAAGACGGCCTGCCGGTGCTCATGGTGATCTGCGACGACGACGACGGCGACGCCTGGTCGGAGCAGAACGGCGGGCCGCCGTTCGACCGCATGATTGATCTCAACATCGAGATGGCGATGGCGTCGCGGGTGCAGTATGTCGATCCCAACGATCCGGCGAGCTCGGTCTATGTGGTCGAAGCGCCGGACACCGATGCGCGGCTGGAAGCCTCGCTGGATTTTCTGGAATTCCAGAGTATCCGCGAACTGGCGTTTGGCGTGACGCCGTTTGCCGTCATGTTCCGCATGCTGGCGAGGATCACGCACCGCGCCTGTCATCGCGCCGCCAGCGATGACGGGGTCAAGATCGCAGCGCGGCTGCTGACGCTGCGCTGCCGGGTCAATGACGACGAGATCGAGACGCTCGACGTCAGCGCGCCGGCGCCGGCCGGGCTCGATGCGCTGCCGGAGCCGCTGCGCTCGGTTGCAAAGCTGTTGCCGCCGGACTCCTCCGGCGGAGTTATCTGCGCGGCGCTGGCGGCGAAGCTGACGCAGATCACGGCCGGCGTGGCGCTCGAAGGCTTCGATTTCCGCGCCGACGCCGGCGACGCGGTGAAAACCCTGCTTCCCGACGATCGCGAAGTCGTGGTCACGGTCGACCTTCCGCAGAATTGACCAGGAGAGATCATCAGATGATGGACACGGTTTACGTCAAGCCGCGCGAGGGCGGCAGGATCCGCCAGCCCGAACGCAACGGCAAGGTGATGCCCGATGGCGGCGCGCCTGTGCCGCGCGACAGCTATTACGAGCGGCTGCTCATTTCAGGCGACGTCGTCGAGACCGATCCGCCGGCCAACACGAAAATCCCGGCAATGGCGACGGCTGGCGCAGAGGCGAAACCGCTGCGGCCGCCGCCGCCAGCCCGTAACGATTAACGATACACGTGGTGGCTGATCCCGCCTCTTAAAACAAATCCCGACTCGCCAAAAAAAGGATTGATCCGATGTCCGTCGCCTTCAACCAGATCCCCTCCAACATCCGCGTGCCCTTCGCCTATTTCGAGATCAACGCCGGTCAGTCGCCCTATCTCGCCGCCAGCCGCACGCTGCTGATCGGCCAGAAGACCGGCGCCGGCACTGCTCCGGCCAATGCGCCGATCCGGCTCGACGGCGATCCGACCGTGCTGTTCGGCGCCGGCTCGATGCTGTCGGACATGGCGGTCTATGCCCGGCAGGGGTTTCCGCTCGGTGAAATCTGGGCGCTGCCGCTGGCCGATCCCGCCGGCGTCGCCGCCATCAAGACGGTGACCGTCAATGTCGGCATTCTGGGCAATACCGGCGCGGTCACGCTGTACATCCAGGGCGAGCCGGTCTCTGTCGCGGTCGCCGCGATCGACGTCAACAGCGACGTCGCAACCAATCTGGCCGCGGCGATCAACCAGGGCTATTTCAAGTTCGGCCGCAAGCTTTCATTCCCGGTTGTAGCGACGGCGGCGGCCAACGTGGTGTCGCTGACCGCGCGCAATGTCGGCGCGCTCGGCAATGCGATCGCGGTCGACAAGGATCTGATCGGCAACGAAGGACCGCTGGCGCAATACCTCACCATCGCCGCTCCGACCGCCGGCACGCTGGTGCCGTCGCTGGCGGCCGGCTTGGCGGCGCTCGGCGACCAGGAATACGACTGGATCGCCGCGCCCTATGCCGACACCACGTCGCTCAATGCGGTGCAGGCGTTTCTCGCCGATCGCTGGTCGCCGATGCAGCAGACCTACGGCAATTGCGCGACTACCCTGTTCGACAGCTTCGGAAACCTTGCGGCCGCAGGTGCCGCGCGCAATGATCCCAACGCGGAAATCATGGGCGTTCCGGAATCCTCGTCTCCGCCATGGGTGTGGGCTGCGGCGATTGCTGCGGCGGTGGCGCAGGCGAAAAACCTCGCGGGTCCGGTCGACCAGGCGTATCAGATCTCAAGGCCGCTGCAGACGCTGGAACTGATCGGGGTCAAGCCGCCGAAGTCGCGCCTCAACTGGTTCACCAAGACCCAGCGCCAGCAGCTCTATCTCGACGGCATTTCCGGGTTCACCGTCGATCCGGACGGCACGGTGCGGATCGACCGCCTGATCACCACCTACCAGAGCAATGCCGCGGGCCAGCCCGACATCACCTGGCTCGACGTCGATACGCGGGCGCAGATGGTGTATTTCGTGCGCTACATGCGCCAGCGCATCGCGCAGAACTATTCGCGATGCTCGCTCGCCGACGACAATCCCGGCAACAAGCCGACCATCGTCACGCCGGCGATCCTGAAAGCCGAGTGCATCCACATCTACAAGGAACTGGAGCAGGGCGGCCTGGTCGAAAACTCCGCGCTGTTCGCGCAGCGCCTGGTGGTGGAGCGCTCGGCCGATCCGAACCGCGTCAACGCCTACCTGCCGGTCGACGTCATCAACCAGCTGCGTATCTTCGCCGCCAACGCCACCACCTTCCTGCAATTCCCGGCGTGAGATGAAATGATTGCCGGGTCAAGCCCGGCGGCTCTGCCTCTCCCAATTTTCTAAACGCAACAGGAGTCCTTCATGCCCACCACCAGCGGCCGCGTCTCGATGGTCGTCGCCGGCGTCCCGTATTCGGCGCGCGGCGAGATCAACCTCAATCCCTCGAATATCTCGGTCGAGGCCAAGTCCAACCCGGACGGTACGCTGTACCGTACCGTCACGGCGAAACCGCGAACGGCGGAAATCACCTTCGACAAGGGCTCGGTGCTGACCGCGCCGGACGGCACGCCGATGAAGTGGGATGAATCCATGATGGCGATCGTCGATCTGCCGGTCACCTTCACCGAAATCGACAATCGCGGCAAGCAGCACCTGCTGACCGGCGCGTTCTTCACCGGCGATCCGCAGCAGAACCTGGCGACCGGAGAAATCTCCGGCCTCGGCATCGCTGCCGAAAGTTATGAGAGCGTGTGATGGGCGAGACCATCACCATCACGCTGAAAAAGCCGATCAAGGGACCGAACAATCTCGAGGTCAAAGCCGTGATCATCCGCGAGCCGATGTTTGATGACGTGATCGAACTCGGCGATCCCTACATGATCGCGGTTACGGCATCGAAAGTGCCGTTCCAGGTGGAGAATTCCGAAGTGATCCGGGCCTATCTGGAGCGCTGCATCGTCGAGCCGAAGGATCCGGCGCTGCTGGCGCAGGTCAATGGCCGCACCGCGATCGAGATCAAGGACCGGTTCCTGAATTTTTTCCAGCCCGACGCGCCGGCGAACGCGGAATAGCAGACGCCGCCGACGATCTCGCCTTCGAATGCGGGGTCGACGCCGACGCCGTCGGGCGGCTGACTATCTCCAAACTATTATATTGGCAGGGCCGCGCCGTCGAGCGCAGCAAGCGCCGCCGCAACAGGTGAATTTTTCGAATGCCGAGCCGGATCATCGAAGCAAAGCTCAAGCTCACCGGCAGCGATGCCGGCGCCAGCGATGTGATCGACAAGGTGGCCAAGAAGCTCGGCCAGCTGGAGCAGGCGGGCAAGTCCGCGAGCGCAATCGACCGCATGGCGGCGTCGATCGATCGCGCCAAGCTGCAGATGGAAGCGCTCGACCGCTTCAACCGGGCCCGCGGCGGCTTTGCCGACGCGCGGACGCGGTTCCGTGAAGCGCAGATCGCCGTCGAGCGCCACGCCAAGGCGCTTGCCGCCGCGGAAGCGCCGACCCGGGCGCTGGAGATGGCGCATCGCAAGGCGGCTTCCGCGGTGTCGCTGGCGGCGAAGGCGTTCGAGCAGCAGAAGATCGAGGTGCTGTCCTCCAAGCGCGCGCTGGAGGGCTTCGGCGCGCCGGTCAAGAACGTCGCCGCCGAACAGGACCGGCTGCGCAAGTCGATCGAGCGGACCACGGCGGCGATGGCGCGGCAGAAGCGCAACGCGGTCCGGCGCGAGGAAATCGGCAACGCCGCTGGCCTGGTCGGCTTGATGGCGGCGCACAAGGTGGCGCATGCCGGGCGTGCGACGCTGGAAACCTATCGCGAGTTCGACAAGGAGCGCCGCTTCGGCAAGGCGGTGATGGGGCTGACCGACGAAGAGCAGAAGCCGCTGGTCGAACAGGCGATCCACATGGGCGCCAAAACCAAGTTCAACGATATCCAGGTGCTGGAAGCCCAGCGCGAGCTCGCCGCGCGCGGTCTGAAGAAGGACCAGGTCATGGGCATGATGGAGCCCGCCGGCAATCTCGGCATGTCGATGGACCTGAAGCTGCCTGATGCCGTCAAGCAGTTGGAAGGCGCGATCTTCGGCTTCAAGAAGGACATCAGCACGCTGCCGGCGGCGCTGGCATCCGCCAAGCAGACCGCCGACCTGCAGGTCAAGGCCGCAAAAATCTCCGGCATGACGCCGGACGATATCAAGGCGGCCTACAAGTTCGGCGCCACGCCGTCGCGGATGTCGGGGGTGTCCGAGCAGACGCTGCTGGCGTTCGCCGGCATCGGCAAAAAAGCCAACATGGGCGGCGACGAGTCCGGCGTGGCGTTCCGCGCGCTGATGGCGGCGGCGCAATCGCCGACCCGCGGCGCCAAGGAGGCACTGCTGGCAAACGGGCTCAACTACAAGAACTATCAGAAGACGCCGGACAGTCTGGCGCTGGATCCGTTCGTGCAGAACGTGGCGGCGCAATACGGCGTCAAGCTCGACAAGAAAACCCAGAAGGGGCTGGGCAAGATCTTCACCAACAAGAAGCTGATCAGCGACCCGGCGAAGTTCACCCCGGCGGTGATGAGCTTTCTTTCCGACAATCTCGGCGGCGACGACGCCAAAAGCAAGCGCAGCATCGCCGGGATGGCGAACCGCTACCGCGACAAGTCGATGGGCGGCATCGACGTCAATGCCTTCATCGCCGACCTGTTGAAGAAGATTCCGGGCAACCTGCAGCTGGCCAATGCGGTGTTCGGCGCCAAGCAGGGCGGCCGGATCGCGACCGCGCTGGGCGATCCGGAAACCTTCAAGCACATGATCGAGGAATTGCTGTCCGGTTCGGAAGGCTACGCCAAGAAGATCGCCGACGAACGGATGGCCGGCTTCGATGGCGCGGTTTCGAAGTTTCAGGGCGCGGTCAAGAACCTCGAAACCGCGGTCGGGCGTTCGTTCGATAGAGACGGATCCGGCGGTCCGCTGACGTGGATTACCGACAAGGCCGCGACATTGACGCAGAGCCTTGCCGAACTGGATTCCAAGGTTGTGATGGTGGGCGCGTCGCTGGTCGGCGCCGGCGGGCTCTATGCCGGCATCAAGGGCATCATCAGCCTGAAGAACCTGTTCACCGGCGGCACCGCGCTCAACGCGTCGGCAGTGGCGCTGGATCACAGCGCGGCGGCGCTGACGGCGGCCGCGGTCAGGCTTGGCGCCGGAGGCGCCGCGGGAGGCGCTTTGGATGCGGCTGCAAAGGCGGCGCCGGCCGCCGCCGCCGCACCAGGGATGCTGGCGCGCGGCGCCGCGGCGCTGCCGTTCGCCGGTGCGATCGCGCTGCCCGCGGCATTGCTGGCAGCGTCGTATCCATTGACCAAGGACGCCGCCAATCCAGGCGCCGCAGAATCCCGCGCTGCGCGCGGCAGGTCGCTGCGCGGTTCGCGCGTTGCGCAATGGAATGAAGATCGCGATCGCATGGGCATTCCGCGGCTCGGTGACGGGAAAACCGAAATCACCGGCACGGCCGATGTGGATGGCAAGATGGAGGTCAAGGTCACGGTCGAGGACAAGCGCGTTACCGTGAAGGGCGACGATAGCGCACGGCTTTCCGGGCGCGTCAATCTCTCAGGCGCCGGCAGTGTCGGCAAATCGTCGCCGGACGCGCAGCCCGGCGCCAGCGGAGCTTGGTGATGACGCTGGCGCGCGACTGGCTTACCACGCTGTGGCCGGCGTCCTACAAGGGCGTGCCGTTCCATGTGGAATCCGACGCCGAGAAGGGCGGCCGCCGCAAGGCGGTGCATCAGTTTCCCGGCCGCGACCATCCCTTCATCGAGGATCTTGGTGAGGACAAGCGCGAGTTCAGCGTCTCCGGCTATGTTGTCTCCGACGCGGCGGATATCGATGCCGCTGCGCTCGTGGAGAGGTTTTGCGGGGAAGCTTCGGCTGGAACGCTGGTATTGCCGTCGCACGGCCCGATCGAGGTGCAATGCCTGACCTGCAAGCGCGATCGCAAGGGCGACAAGCACGGCTACATCGCGATCGAGATGGAATTCGTGCGCGACGGCGCGAGCCAGCCGCAGCCGTCGGAGCGCTCGCTGGCCAACCTGGTATTCGTCGCCGCGGACGGCTTGCAGGCGGCGATCGCCGGCTTCTGCATCGACAGCGTCGTCGCGAAAGAGCAGCCGGACTATGTGGTGATGGCCGGCGTCGACGCGGTGCGTGACGCCGCCGCGCTGTTCGAATCCATCCGCACCACGGCGCCGGTCGACACTATCGTCAGCGCCGCGCAGCGCGGCGCCATCCAGGCGCTGCATGATGAGGCGCCGAGCCTGATCCATCGCCTCACCGGGGTCGACCCGGGATTGGGGCCGCGGATCGCCGGCATCGCCCGCGCGCTCGGCGACGGCATCGCAGCGCCCGCCGCGCGCGCGGCCTTGCTGCCGCTGCTGGATGCGCTGCCGGAGCTCGCGGTCGACCCGGCCGCAACGCTCTCGGCGCAGCGCGCGGACGGCAACCGCAACGCGGTGCACGCGGCAGCCCGGCTGGCGGCGCTGACCGTGGCGGCGGAGTCGGTGGCGCGCGACGCTACGATCTCGGACCGGCCC